TATAGCACTATATTAAAAACATCTTCGCAACACGAATAATCGAAACGCGAAGTAAAAAGAGGAAAACATTTATGAGTGTTTTAATAAAACGTACGGGTGATGTTCACCTGGACGGTGTAAAAATCATTGCTTATGGGCAAGCTGGCGCTGGCAAAACGTCATTATGTAAGACTTTGCCGAACCCCTTAATCATAAGCGCTGAGAGCGGTTTATTGCCACTTCAACAGGCCGACCTACCCTACATTGAAATAAAAACAATGCAGGATCTTATAGAGGCCTTTCAATGGCTAAAAGAAAGCGCTGAAGCGTCCGAGTTTCAAAGTATTGCCATAGATTCAATATCAGAAATTGGCGAAGTGTGTTTAGCGCATGAAATGAAACTTACAAAAGATCCTCGCCGCGCTTATGGCGAAATGAATCAGCAAATGGCTCATATAATCCGCGCCTTTAGAGACTTGAAAGGTAAGCACGTTTACATAAGCGCAAAGCTATCACAGGCTCAAGATGAAGGCGGCGCTATGCTCTACTCCCCTTCGATGCCAGGCAAAACAGCAGGCGCAGCCATGCCCTACTTTTTTGATGAAGTGCTGGCGGTTCGAGTTGAGAAAGATGGCGAAGGCAATGTTCATCGCGTCCTTCAATGCCAGCCCGATGGTAGATGGCAAGCAAAGGATAGAAGCGGAAAGCTTGAAATGTGGGAAAAGCCCGATTTGGGCGATGTTATTAAAAAAATACAGGGAGAACCGTTTTGAGTGAAATTAAAGATGCATTAAAACACTGGCTTTATTGGAAAGATCAAGAAAACCAAGCAAAGGAAAGCCGCCAACAGATTGAAGATTGGTTATCGGATCAGTATGAACTAAACGAAACAGGAGAAGGCACAAGCACATTTAAAGACTCAGGCTATACAGTCAAAGTCGTTCAAAGAATGTATAGAAAAGTAGATTCTGAGAAAGTTCAACAAATTGCAGAAGAGAAAGGATTACAAGATCACATACCGTACCTTTTCCGATACAAAGCAGAGATAGACGCCAAAAATTGGAAAAATAGCGGCGCAGATGTAACAGAACCTTTTTTAGATGCAATTACAACAACCCCTGGCAGACCATCATTCAAAGTAACTGAAGAGGAAAAGTAAAATGGCTTATTTAGGTAAAACATACAACGTTGAAGAAATGCCGCAACAACAAGAGTTCAAGCCTTTACCTGCTGGCGAGTATGAATTATTGGTTGAAGAGGTGGAGCTACGCCAAACTAATAACGGCGCGGGTGAGTACCTGCTTTTTAAAACCAAAGTTCAAGGGCCAACCCATCAGGGCCGTGTTCTTTTCGACCGCATCATGATTAGCCACTCCAATCCAATGGCTGAAGAGATCGGACTGAAGCGCCTAAACAGCTATATTAGGGCTATTGGCTTGTCTGGCGCCAATGATACTGACCAGCTAGTTAATAAGCTGGTTAAGGCCAAGGTTAAGGTTGGCACGCCCAGCGAAAAATACCCAGAACCTGGCAATGATATAACGGCATACATGGCAACTGTAAGCGCCCCAATGCCATCACCTTCCCCATCGGCTCAGCCTGAAGCCAAGCCATGGGAAAATCCACAACAAGAATCCGCACAACCATCAAGCAAAAAGCCTTGGGAGTAAACATGGTCAAGATACCGGAGCCGCAGCACACGCTTGCGGCCCTGGTTGATGCCGCTGTAGAGCGACACGACCAGGAGAACAGCAAACCCCGATCCCATATGGGCGCCAGCATGTTGGGCCACGATTGCGAGCGCTACTTGTGGCTTTCTTTTCGATGGGCTTTTAAGAATGGCTTTAGTGGTCGCATGCTGCGCTTGTTCAAACGTGGACAGGATGAAGAGTTGAGCATTGTGCGCTACTTGAAGATGGCTGGGCTACAAACCGAGTTTACCGAGCTTGACCACAAGCAAAAACGTGTCGAGCTTGGCGGCCACGTGAGTGGCTCTATGGATGGCATAGTGAATTATGGCGTGCCACAAGCGCCACAAAAAAAGCACGTTTTAGAGATAAAGACACACAACGATAAGAGCTTTAAGCTCTTATTAAAGGATGGCGTTGAAAAGTCAAAGTTTCAGCATTTTGTACAAATGCAAGTATATATGCATGGCGAAGGTATAGACCGCGCTTTGTATGTCGCCATAAATAAAAATGACGACACTATCTACACTGAGCGCGTCAGGTACAAAAAAACCATTGCCGAAAAATACATAGAAAAAGGTAAACGCATAAGCCTAACGCAATCATCCCCACTAAAAATAAGCGAGGATAAGACCTTTTATAAATGTAAATGGTGTGATGCAAAAGACGTATGCCACAACAAGCTAACCACAGAAGTTAATTGCAGAACATGTGCATACATTGAGCCAACAGAAGAAGGCGATTGGTATTGCCACCACTGGAAACGAAACATACCAACGGAATGGCAGTATGAAGGCTGCCCCAATCACGGGCTAAACCCTGAGCTAGTACCCTGGGATTTTATACCAGACAGCGATAACGGTATCAATTGGGTCATAGATGGAAAAACTGTTAACAATGGCGCCGATGGTTATAGCAGCCATGAGATTCTAGCCAACGCCAATGCGTGTGCTCATGGCGACGATTTTACCGACGCACTAAGAAAAACATTTGACGCGAGGGTTATTGAATGAAGGTATTGGTTGATGAGACAGAACTCAGGGTATTGTTAAGGGATAATATTATTATTCAATTACTAGAAGCTAAAGATAATTCACCTTATGAAATGCTAAGCGGTGAAGAGTGGGAAAAATCAGAAAGATTAAGCTTTGATGTATTGAAAAAATACAAGAGGGTAAATTAAATGCTAAGGGATTACCAACAAGAAGCTGTTAATCAAGTATGGGATTACATGAGAAACAATAAAGGTAATCCCTGTTTGGAGATGCCAACAGGAAGCGGTAAATCATGGGTTATTGCCGCCATATGTCAAGACGCACTCAAGTACCCTGGCACTAGGATACTCATGCTAACCCACGTCAGGGAATTGATAGCCCAAAACCTTGAAAAGCTATTATCCCTTTGGCCTGGCGCCCCTGTTGGCGTGTATGCCGCTGGTCTGAAGCGTAAGGAGTCGGGCTGCCCTATTACTTATGGCAGTGTTCAAACGATACAGAGGAACATTGAGGCCGTAGGAGAGCAAGACCTTATAGTGATAGATGAATGCCACCGGATTAGCCATAAGAATGAGGGGGGATATATAAATATAATCGAACAGATAAACCCTAATAGGGTGATAGGTTTAACCGCCTCACCTTATAGGCTTGGCCACGGATATATAACAGATGGAGATGCAATTTTTGACGAAATAATAAAGCCGGTGTCGATAGAAGAAATGGTCGAGCGTGGCTATCTTGCGCCACTTAGAAATAAGGCTACACAACACAAGATCAGTACCGATGGTGTTAAAAAACGTGGCGGTGAGTTTATTGAGGGAGACCTACAAAGGGCCGTTAATACAAGTCACAATAATGTAAGCTCAGTTGAGGAAACCATAAGGCGCGCCAGTGATAGAAAGTCATGGCTATTCTTTTGCACGGGAGTAGATCACGCTAATGAAGTGAAAGAATTACTCATAGAAAGAGGAATAAAAGCAGAAACAATAACGGGCAAAACGCCAACCTGTGAGCGCGATGATATCATTGCAAGATTCAAGGCCGGAGAGATACGCGCTTTAACAAATGCAAATGTGTTAACAACAGGATTCGACTATCCTGATATAGACTGCGTGGTGTTCTTGCGCCCCACTATGTCAGCCGCTCTTTATGTTCAAATGGCTGGCCGTGGCATGAGGCCAAAAAGCCACGCCAAAGACTGCCTAGTGTTGGATTTTGCAGGCTTGGTTTTGGAGCATGGGCCAATAACAGCCATACGGCCAAAGAAGCCAAAAGGTAAAGGAGAAGCGCCAATAAAGCAATGCGAAAACTGCGGGGAAGTAGTGGCATTAAGCACTAAAATATGCCCTGACTGCGGCGCTGAGTTTGTTAGTGAGGAAAAGCCAGAAAAAGAATACATTCTCAATGACAGAATAGACATAATGGGAGAGGATAAAGAAGACCCCCAAATGTTTGAATTTGACGTTGATAAAATAGACTTCAGAAAGCACATTGCCAAGTCTGGGATACCGTCATTAAAGGTTACATACTGGGGGGGGTATTCTAAAGTGGTTGAATATCTTTGCATAAACCACAAAGGGTATGCAGGCGAAAAGGCGGGCAGGATTCTATTAAGAATGTGCATAAATTCAGGCGCTGAAATAAATAGCTTTGAGGCACCAGAGGATGAGGAAAAGCACACCGACACACTAGCAACATGGCTTAACTGTAATGTTTCACCGCCATCAAAAATATACTACAGAATGAATGGCAAGTATGAAAACATAATTAAAAGGGAATGGGATGAACAATCTGATACCGATAATAGAATGGCTGGTTGATTACCACGAAAACCCGCCCCGCTGCTGCTATACGTGCCTTTACTATACACAAAAGGAGTGCAAGAAATTCAAAGAAGTTCCGCCACTAGACTTTAAACAGGAGATAGACAAATGCGCCGCATATCGTCCAAAAGTCCCGTTTTGAATAAAGGTAACTTATCAGAGCACTATG